GATCTAAAGGTACGCTACTGACCCATATTTAACGTTTCCCAGCACATATTTAACATTTGCAAACACTTTGTGGCACGGTTTTTGCTGGGTCGCCACTTTACCAAAATTTAACATTTCGCCGCACACTTTGGCACGGTTTTTGCTAAGGCACAGATTTAACAAAAGATAACAGACTTTGGTACGGTTTTTGTTATGCGTGTGCGCCCGTGAAATTGTTTCACGTGGAACACTGCCACACCGATGCACAAAATAAAATGTTTCACGTGGAACACACACTGTTAAACAAAGTTAAAAGAATAATTTAACACAAAATAACACGCCAACCGCTTGCAGGTGAAATAAATGCTTAACTTTGCAGCGTGTTAAACAATTAAATACTTTATCAAAATGAAAACAACTGACTTACTTTATCAAAATCAAAAAGTGCTGAACGCATTGCAAGAAATGTTATTGCATACAAAGGAACACGTTGAATTTTTGGCGGCTGGTTCGCCCGAAATCCGTGCAAGTTTGGAAAGCATCGCCGAAAGCCTGCAAACGGGCGTTGATATTTTAGAAAATCAAATCACGTTCAGCCGTGATACACGCAACAAGTTTGCAAAAGAAATCGCCTGCAAAAATCAAGCATACGACTTTATCGCAACTGAAAAGTTAATCGGGCGTTGAAATAATGAAAGACAAATAACAATCAGCAAGCAAAAGAAAAGGCGGTAACAATCAAGTTGCCGTCTTTCTTTTTGTCCTGCCTTGCAGTTACTCAATATAAACGCCGTCAGATAAAGCCGTGTATATCATTTCCTGCTCTTCTGTCAGCATTTCGGCGGTATGTATGGGTGTTACATTATCGAACACGTTAAACCCTCTGAAATCGCCTAAAATGCCCGTTTGTCTGTCATTGTTTCGCCCGTTGCCTGCGCTCTCGTACCACTTGCAGTAAATGTAAGGTTCTAACCCGTAATATAGCATCTCGTTCCAGTCATCGCCGCCCACGGTTTTAACCTGGGTGCTTGGTGACAGGTATATTATTTCGCTGCTTGGTTCGGTTTCCTCAACTTGAAATACAACGCCGTCACAACTCAAAAGCGCAACCCCGTTGCCCGTCACCACGTTTATAACGTACTGCAAACCTATCGTTTTACCTGCATAATCGGTATTGAGTGTAACAAAGCCTGCAAACGGCAAAAAGATTTGTATTTCGCTTTCGTAGTCGGTGTTGTCCTCATTGTGCGCTGGTACTACCGCCGTACCGAAATCAAGCGTTATTTTGTCTTGCGCTGGCTGATGGCAAGATACGCCCGTATTGTAGTTGCTGCATCGTATTACATCGGTGCTGCTTGCGCCTATGTTGGTGTAAACACGGCGTATTTTGTTCACGTATGCGCCCAAATCAATGTTTTCGTATATGGGTGCGCCCGTGCTGGGGTCTGTTCCCGTTTCCTTGAAAAACCGTTTGCCGCTAAACTCTGCCAACTCGTCAAGCGTTACCAGATATACGTTTATTGCGCCGTACTGCTCGCCCACAACTGCCACGGGGTACGCACTGCCAATAACTGCAAAAGCGCTCCAATTAGTGTTTACTTGTATGCTTCCCGTTGCCGTCTTTTTATCGCTTGAAATTGTAAGTTCTTGCGTTTGAGTGAAGCCGCTTGCGTTCTTGTAATAGAATTGCGGTGTACTTTGTTCGGTGTCAAATTCTGTACCATCGTTTGCCGTTAATGTAACATTTACCGTTTCCCCGTCTTTCACATATTGCGGCAAGTCATCGTTAGCGGTGCAATTTGACAGGTCTGTAGAAATTTCTAACACATCATCGTAACTGCCCGTAAGCGTTACGGGCTTTGTCGGGTCCATGTCGGTAACGGTTAGCGTTGCTTGTTGGCTGTATTCCAAATCCTGCACCACAAACGGCGTTTCGGTCGCTGTTCCTGCCTTGTTCGTGTAACTCGCTTTGAGGTCAAAGAAACGCACTTTATTCGGGTTGCTTTGACCCGTAACGGTGAAAGTTGCCGTTTCCCCGTCAAACGTATGTTGTTCGGTTACGCCGCTGCCCGTTATGTTGTTCGTGACATTAAGTTCGGGCGTTCCCTCGCTGGCTGTTTCGCCCGTAAGCGTTACGCTGTCATCAACATTGATTGCATCGCTTTCCCACGTTGCAGTTTTCCCGTCCTCTGTTATCGTCATATCGGCGGTTTCGGGGAAGCCGTAACTGCCCGTAAACTCCACTTGCGCCGCCGTTATCTTGTAACCCTCGTTTGCGTTTACCGTTATCCGTGCCTGCCACGTTCCCAACTTTTCGCCCGTTGCGGTTGTGTTGGGTATTTCGTTTGTAACGTCTAACTCATTATCCAAACGGGTGTTTCCCGTAATCTCGAAAGCCGTGTTTGCGTCCGTGTCGTACACCTCCGCCCACACTTCCAAATTATAGGCGTTTCGGGGTGTCAAAACAAGCGTTTGCGGTTGTCCGCTGGTATCGTTGTACCTGGCTGTAATATCTCCGTCAAACTTGTAACCCTTTTCGGCGTTTAGCTCCAAATACCAATAATCGCCCCCAAAAGCGACATCACCCTGCCATGCGCTGTTATCCGTGCTATGCGGTACTTTGTTCGTTACTGCCATATCCTTTTAATTTTCAGTTCCTTTTAATGTTACCATGATGATACCCCCGTTTTCATTGAGTAACCCCGTTTCGGCAAACGGTACTTTCTCAAAATTCGGGGTTCTATTGTAAACCGTTTCACGGTTGGAAATATACGGGTTTGGGGTGTCGCTTTCAGATACACGCCCCGTCGCCGCCAAAATTTCGGTTTCGTAGGTTTTGAGCACATCTACACGCAACGTAAGTTCGTAGGCGTTGTTTCCCTCAAAACTTACCCTTTCCACGAAATAATACCGTCCCAAATCGGGAATGTAACAATAATTGAAAGTCGGTCGGGGTTGCTTTCGTAGTGTTACGGTCGGGCGCAACACATCGAAAGTTTGCCGCAAATCGCCCTCAATCGCCGTAAAGTCGCCTAACTGCTTGTTTACCGTGTTCGGGTGTCCGTTGTATGAATAAAAGTTTATCGTTGTCATATCTGCAAAGAAAAAAGGCGGTGCGGTGCGCTTTCACCTGCACCCACACCGCCCAAAGTTAAACAATCTAGTACCTGTTGAGTTACTTAATAAAGAATACTACAAAGTTTTCGTTTGTATCGTTGAAATACCCTGCATCAAACTTGTAATAGTTGTTGAAAAACTCGGCTTTTGCGTTGTAGTTCGTTGTTACTCGTCTGTCAAGATTGCAAACGCCCAACGCATCACGGTCGAACATTACGCCCAACACGCCCGTAATTTCAACGTCCTTGCCGCCGCTTTCCTTAACATTAATGTGCCCCGTGTCGGCAAAGTCGTAGTTCTTTCCGCTGCCCTGCCAAAAAGGTACGGTTTCGGCTTGCGGCAAAAGCACATCGCCACGGTTGAACGTGTCCGAATAAAGATAGGTTTGCGCTGCCTTTGCAAAGTCGGACAAAAGTACAACGTGTAACATATCTTTCGGCGTGAAACGCTCTTTGCCGCCTACATTGAACAAGGTCGAAATGCTTTGCAGGCGGTCGGCGTAAGTTCCCATTACGTAAGATGCAAAGCGGATAAAATCGGGGTCGGTTATCGCCTTTGCAGCCGTAAGCGGTGTTTCCGCTCCCGTCTTATCGTTGTACAACTTCAAAAGGTTCACACAGCGTGCCGTGCTTTTGAGGGAAAGGTCTGCCCCTGTCATATCATCTCCCTCTGCTCCAAATGCTTTCGCATCAGCTAACACGGTTTCCGCAATCATGTTGTTAATAGTACGCATTATCAGAGCATCGGCTTTGATAGTCATTGACTTTTCAACGGCTGCATAAATCATCGAAATAAACCCGTTGAGTTGTGCGGCGTTGCTGAAACTTTCCTTAACCTGCCTTTCGGTAATTGATACGGGTACTTCAAACGTAACCTTTGAGTTGAAAAACTTTGCCGAAACGGTCGGTTTGTGGAACACATCCTGGTCGTATCTTGTGCCGTTTGTCAAGTTCCAGCTATCGTTTTCCTCGGCTTCGGGCATATCGGTACTTATTTTCTCCAATACGCTGCCAAACTCCCACGCATCCATTAAAACGCTAGGCACTTTGCCCGCATAAGGTCGGTTTACGAAAACCACCTTGCCGATATGGTTTACAAGTGATTTAACGTAGTTATCAACTGCGTTTTTGTTGAATATCTCCGTACCCAAATCCACAACGCCCGTTAAGTCATCGGATACTATGTCAGTCTTTCCCAACACTTCACCCGATACGCTGTTAATCAGCAAATAAATTTTGTTTACTTCCATATTGTTACAAATTAAATTGATTAATCGTAAATACTCGTTGTTATCTCTCTTACAAGTGCAAAGATAATGTTTTTTCTCCAACTATCACGCCTTAACCGCAATTCTTTTTCAATTTCGCTTGAAATTGATTTGCTTGCGCCTGTTCCTTTGCTCGTTTCAGTCGTTTTGCGGCTCTCTGTACGGTTTCTTTCGTCTTGCGCTGTCTTTCGGTCGCTGTCTGAAAAATCGGTGTCGTTAAAAGCCACGTTTGCGCCCGTTTCGGTGTTGTCGGTGCTTTCCTGCAAAGTTACGGTTTCCGTCCGTTCAATTTCGCCCGTAACGGGTGTTAGTACATCGTAGTCGGCTAACATCGCCGCCGCTTCACGTTCCCACCCCTGCACGTTCACGGCAATAACCGCCGAAACAACATCACTTGCGTTTTCCGCATTGATAGAATTTACAACGGTCTTGCCTCCAAACTGCAATAAGGCGTAAGCATCTAACTTTGTCGGGTCGGTATCGCCGAAAATTGCGGCGTACTCTGTCGGATATTCAGTCCTGAATACGGTTGCGAATATCCCGTTACCCATTGTAAATAGTTCGCTGTATTTCATTGCTTATCCTCTTTGTTTTCTTCTGTTTCTTCTGTTTGTTCCGTTTCGGTGTCGTTCCCGTCCGTTTCTTCGGTTTCCTCTGTTTCGGTCGTTTCGGTTTGTTCCGTTTCCGTTTCTGTCGTTTCCGTGTCGTTTCCGTCCGTTCCCGTTGTTTCCTGGGTTTCCTCTGTCGGTTCGGGTTCTTCTGTCGGTTCGGGGTTTTCCGCTGCCGTTTCCAAATCAGCCGCCAAAGCGTTGTAATTATCACGCTCCAAACCCCACGACGAAGAAAGTTTAACCGAAATTTCGGTGTCAAACATTGCGTTAATCTTTTCAACTGCATTTTGTCTTTCTTTCAGCATATTATCCACATACGGCAAAAGTACGTCCACATTCATTGATACCTCGCCCAAATTAAGGCGTTCCCGTTTCATGTTGTAGTTTGCATTTAGCCCCAATTCGTTGTACATACTCGCTTTGTAGTATTGTATCAACTCAATAAGTTGTGTAACGTACACGCTGTTTGTGGTCGGGGCTGTCTGCATATTCACGCCCTTGAAAAAAGCGTTTTCCCCGATAATTGAAAACTCGCCGTTTTCTATCTTGCACAAAAATTCCTCGGCACTCTGTTTTGTCTTGTCATCGCTGGCACTTATAAGCATCGTTATACGGGTCAAAATGCTTGCCGTGTTCAACGAAATAAGCCCGTCAGTATGTAAGACGGCATAACGCCCGATAAGCGGCAAAAGGCTTTCGCCGTTGCTGTCATTCTCAATCAAAACCCCGTCTTTCTGTATATCGTAGGTTTTGTTTAACTTTAATGCAGGGTTCGCCACGGTGTAAAGCGTTGCCCGTCCGTAGACATCGGGTTCGCCGCCTCTGCCGCCCGAAAGCGCATACAAAACCCCGTCCACGCTGGTGACAAAGGCGTTGCCCGTGGTCTGCAAAAGCCGCTCCAATTCCTTTTGCGGTATGCTGTCGGGCAAACCCTCATAAGCAAACATACTTTGAGTTTTCGCCAACGTGTTTGCAATAAATTCGGTTACGGCGGCGTCTTTATCCCTTATTTGTTGCTGGTACAACTTGTAAATGTTATCTTTCTTTCTCATCTGTCAAAACTTTAATCAGGGTTGTAAGTTCGGCTAACACTTTCGTATTTTCCGCAAACGTATCTTTCAGGTGTTCCGTTTCTTCCTGGTGCGCCTGCCTTTGTTTCACCATATACCAGAACAACGCCCCACACATCACAATCGGAAAACCCAAACTTGAAATGATTTGAATAATAGTATTTGCGTCCATATCAATAAATTTTTAGTTCCTATTGCAAAGGTAGTTATTTATTTCGTAAAACGTGCGGTTCGGCACGAAATCTGCACCAAACCGCCCGTTATTTTCATTTCAGCGAAACAATGTTTGTCTTTGCGCTCGTAATTAAATAATTTCGTACTATTTCGCCGACTTCGTTATCCTGGTAGAAAACTTTGTCTATCGCGAAAAACCGTGCTACTTGTTGTTCAACGTAACTTGCCGTACTTAACAACTTGCGTTTGTAGTTCGGTTTGCCGTTCATTTCAAGCGAATAAATAAGGCTGTTTTCCTCATCTTTTATCGGGGTTGTTTTGGCGTGTATGTACGTAAAACATTCGTTGCCTACTTGAATAATGTTACCTTGTAACGTTACATCGTTAAACTTGATATAGTACACAAACAACACATCCTGCGGCTTGTACTTGCAAGGCAAATGCGGATATACGGCAAGTTCCCATTTACCGCCCGTAATCATCTGCAAGTTCTGGTTATCGAAACAAAAATACTTGTTGCTTGCTTTGTGTTGTACTATCGTGCTGCAATACTCAACCGCCACCATTGCGCCGTGTTCGCCAAAGCGGTAAATATCTATCGTTCCCTGCTCCATAAACGGCACCTGCTTCAAACCCATTTCCGTAAAGTACGGGCAAAACTTGTTTACCGTGTTCCCCAGCATAAAAACCTTGACATCGTTGCGCTGGCGTATTATCGTGCTTAACAAGTTCATGAACAACATAAACTCATCGGGCAAATAATACCGCCGTGTCAAAAACTCGTCAAAGACTATCGTTGTAACATTCGGGTAACTACTGCTTTTTTCGTGTTCCTGCTCTGAAAGGCAAAACCCGTAACAAAACGGGGTCGGGTCGGGTGTACGCTTGTTTTTCTCTGCATCGTAGTACGACAAAAACCATTTGTTCGACATATAAAACACTTCATTAAATCTGCCCTCTGTCAGTTCCTCAATAAGCCCGTTAGCCACGTGATTTGCAAACAGACTTTCGGCACGTTTGCCCCGTAAGTCCTCACGCCATCGGCGTATATACGCCATTTGTTTGCCCGTCTTGATATAGTTTTCCAAACCATATTTTAAGGCGGCATAAGTCTTGCCGTTGGAACGCTCGCCAAATATGACGTTATAGTCGGCGTTCTTGCTTAAAATCGCTTTCAAGTCGTAAAATTTCGGCTTGTCCGTCTTTGTCTTTCTTGTTGTCATAACTCTTTTATTTTAGTCCTTAAATTTAATACCTCGCAAATAATTTATGTACATAACCGAAAGGGAAAGGCTGTATCCGGTCGGCTCTAAATGTACGCCCGTGCGTTCGTTGTAATGCGCCGTGCTGCCTTTGTAGTCGGTTATTTCGCCTTGTATCTCGTAGTCTATGTACGTGTGTATGTTCTTGCCCGTTGCCGCTGGCGGTATATCCAAATAATTAGTGAAAGCGTCAAAGATACCGTTTGCCCCGTACTTTTCAATAAGGTACGGAATAGCGGCTTTTTTGTTCACGCCCGAAACGGTTAAACTAAAATCGTATGCCCGTCCGCCTGCTTTTAGTGCGTTCGGTTCCTGCACCATATACCGTTTAGCTCCCAGAGTCTTAAACCTTGTATATGTACCTTCAAAATCCCAAACGCCCAAAGTCTTTGTTATGCCTTTTATCGTTTGCGGCTCGCAAAGGGAAAACGGCAAACCGTGATATTTGCAGGCGGCTCGCAATTTCATTTGCACCTGCATATTATAAGCCTTGAAATATGCTTCGTGCGCCTTGCCGTTCATTATTTTAATGCTGTCGGTGTCGCTGTATATGTAATCGTCTTTTGCTTCGTGTATGCCCGTGAAAAGGTTGCGCCGTGCGTATGCGGTTACAAAGATACCCCACGGGTAAAACAAGAAACGGTTTTTGCTGGTGTTGTACTTGTATAAAAGTTCCTGCTTTTGTTCGGGCGACATTGAGTTAATATCCCATTCGCCGCTATATGTAAACTCATCACGCAAAGGGTTGGTTACACTCATACCGTAACAACTGTTTAACATTTCCTTGCTGTTCAGATATTCCACTTCTTTGCCCTCAACGCCTTTTAATTTCGTCTTGCTTTCGTACAAATGCAGGATAGATTTTACAAACGGTGTCGGCAAATACTCTTTCTTGTAACAATACATTTCACCAACTCGCATACTTTCCCACGTATAAAAGTTTTTAAGTATGTTATAATCAACGTCCGTAATTGTCAGCGCAATTTTTGAAGCCGCCACAATACGCCCGTTATTTTCGCACGGGTTTTCTTTCACGAAACATTTGCTTGCCGAAATCGGGTTGTCTTGCGTTTCGCTGGCAAATATGTTGGTAAACTCAATATCGAACACGCAACAATACTTTGATATTAAAAACTCAAATTGCGCCGTACTCTTAACCGTGATTGCAACGCCTTGCGACATCGGGTATTTTTCCGCTATCATTACATACGGGTAACTGCTTGTAAAGTCGTAACTATCCACGTTGTACATGATTTCGTCTGTATATTCGGCGTTTGCGTGTGTAAAACCGCCTGCAAACGCACGTTGCAGCATATTAAATTCATTCATACCCGTAATTTGTAGTTCCTGCATCAAGTTTACGTAATCCCAATTCGGCACGGTCTTGCCTGCATCACTCTTTTCACGCAAACAATGCGCACGGCAATACTTGCGCACAAACCCCGTCTTTGTTATCGGTATGTGCGTTATCCCCCTGCTTTCCTCGATACGTTCTTGTATGTAGCACATCACTACTTTAATATCGTTTATGCAATAATGTATTTCCGCATCAGTAAGCGGCGTTTCGCTGTGCCTTGTTTGCTGGTAGTCCAAATCGCCGACGGCTTTTGCGCACTTGTATTTCATAAGTTGTTCGCCCAACTTTGCAAGCGAATAACCCGAAAGCAAGTAACTGCATCTAAACTCAATGCTGCCCGTTGTTATCGCATAAATCGGTTTGCGCAAATCAATACTGAAAACCCGTTGCCACTCAAACCACTTGCGCAAAAATTGAAATTCGTATGAAAGGTTATGCACATACACAATAAGGCGTAATTTGTCATTCAGTTGCAAAACCTCGCTTACGGTCTGCATCATCGTGACAAACTCGCCCCACGTGCGCCCCATTATTGTATATCCGTTTATGCCAAACTGCCAAACGTACATTATTGCGGCTTTCTCTAATTTCGCCCTGCGCCCGTTCCCGTCCTGCATACGCTGCATTTGCTCGTATGTGTACGCTCGTCCGTCCGTATCACGGTAAAAACTTGTTGTTTCAATATCAAAGGCGCACGGTATATTGTAAAACCTTTCGCCTTTGCTGTTTCCGATAATGTTCTTTTCGTTTACGGCGGCTTTCAATACTTCGTTTATTTCGGTCGGGCTGTTTATTCTTTCCTGTAACTCAAAAGGTATTTTTTTCATAAGCCAAACTTGCCAAAGTTGCTCAAAATGCGCTCTATATCGTTTTGCATATCCTCCATCTGGTCGGCTACCTCATTTGCTTGCCGCTCTATCTCTGCATCTATCGCCCGTGATATGCTTTGCGCTTCACTTTCGATTTGTGTGCTTATATCGCTTGCGCTTTGCTCCATTTCGCCCGTGAAATCCTTGTACCGCATCAAATACCGTTCCACAAAGTCGCTGTCTGAAACGCTGTTTAACTTGCCTTGCAGGTTTCTCGCCATAAGGCTGTACTCATCGGGCGTTAAACCGTACATACGTTGCAGGTGTTGCCCGTACTGCCTTGCACCTTGCGCCGTACTGGTCGGCTGGCGTAAAAAAGAAATCGCCTTGCCGTACTCAATTTTCAGGGTGTTCCAATCGCCTTTCATTGAAAATTTGGTATACCCTTTTACATCGCCTTTGTTTAACGCTTGCACGGCTGGCGAAAGTTGTCCGCTTTGCTCTATATTCTGTATTCGGCGGTTCGCCATTTGGAAAACCCTTGCAATCTCTTTTCTATATTCGGGGCTGCTTTCAACTGCCTGCAATATCTCTTTTTTGATTTTCGCCCGTTGGGTTGCCCCAAATACAGACTTTGTAAATATAATCTTGTGACCTGACTTTGCCATACGCTGTTATATTAAATAGGGGTTACAAACATTGCAACCCCTACAAAGTTAAACATAACTTTTCAAACTCTTACAAGTCCACAAACGAAATAGAGCAACACTTCTTGCCGTGGCTCTCGTACTCGTAAATCGTGTAACCGACTTTGCCGTCTTTGATAGTTTGTACCGCCTCATCATCGGCAAGTATTTCACGCACCGTTTCGGCGGTGTGGCTTGGCAGATTCACCAGCCGTTTGTTTTCCTCATCAATGATTACGGGGCTGTCGCCTAATTGGGATTTGTGGACATAAAGCCCATTAATTTTGTGTACCACATCTTTGCCTCCCTCATTTTCAGAGTTGAAAATATCTGCTAACTTGGTGTACTGAAAGTCGGTTGTGTCAATACCGAAAGTTGTCTTGTTAAATTTACTTGCAAAACTTTTCATTGTAGTAATCTTTTAATTGTTAAACTTATTGTTAATTATTCGGTTGTCTGTCCTTGCGGTTCATCGTCAAACGGCAAATTCAGTTCGGGGTGGGCTTGCGGCTTCAAGTCCATAAGCCACGCACGAAAGCGGTTTATTTTCATAACCGCACGTTGGTTGCGGCAAACTTCGTTACACGCCATAAGGCTACCCAAAGCCGACAAAGCGGTAAAACTGAACTCGTCAAATGCGTTTCTTTTTTCTTCGTTCATTGTACTAATCTTTTAATTGTTAAACTTATTTTGTCTTTGGAAACTTAACCGTTCCACCGTGATATATATACGTTGTATCGGTTGTTATTATAGTTGCCTTTCCACTGCTTGCGGTGTGGTGTGTCGCACTACACCCCTGCAAAATTGCAGACAAAAACAACATAGCACCACACACGGCAAAAATTGCCAAACACATTGCAACCTCTTTAATTGCTTCTTTCGGTTGCTCTCTGTAATGTTGTATTAACTCTTTCATATTTTCAAATTGTTTAAGTATCACGTTGCAAAGATATAACTTTTTTCTAACATACAAGCGTTACGATACAAATTATTTTCGGTTTAACTTTTATTAACTATTGGTTTTGTGTTCCACGTGAAACATTTTATTTTGTGCATCGGTGTGGCAGTGTTCCACGTGAAACAATTTCACGGGCGCACACGCATAACAAAAACCGTACCAAAGTCTGTTATCTTTTGTTAAATCTGTGCCTTAGCAAAAACCGTGCCAAAGTGTGCGGCGAAATGTTAAATTTTGGTAAAGTGGCGACCCAGCAAAAACCGTGCCACAAAGTGTTTGCAAATGTTAAATATGTGCTGGGAAACGTTAAATATGGGTCAGTAGCGTACCTTTAGATC